TTTCTACCGCACCAATGTTTTGAACTTCATGGCAACCTTTGAGTGCAGCAGTACCCATAGGGCTTGTAATAACGACCTGTGAGCCATCTTCTATGTCCGCAATAGTCAATGTAGCCAACTCAGCAGTAAAACTCACTACACCGCATAATCCGACTGCATCAAAGATTGTATTGATTGCTGGTAAGAAGTCACCAAGCTCAAAATACTTGTAACCTGCAAACTTGTTATGGCCCGACTTGCTTAAATCCCATTTTTGTAAGGTCATACGTGCAGCATTTAATTTTTTATATACATTCATTACATATCCCCTTCATCACGCATTAATTTTTCAATTGTTAATAAACTATCTGCTTGTTCATTACTAATTACTTTTTGTGCAACTGCTTTATCAATCAATGACCACCAACTACGTGTAGTTTCTTTATGTGCCATTAACCATCCATCTTTATGACCTTTAATATATTCTTTATCCATAAAGTAATTGAATTTGTCTTTAGCTGTATCGGTCATAACTCTATCTCCATGTCTGGCGGTAAATCATTCTCACGTAAGAAATCTTCTATACCATCTTCTTCAGCACGTAATAATTGCTCGCCATTGCCTATTGTGTAATTGTTGTAAAGGAATTCTCTAAACTTGTCTGCTATCTCAATCTTGTATGCTTTCTTTTCTGCCTGGTACATTGACAACATATCTGCCATTTGTGTATCACACGCAGCATCATTGGCTTCTCTTTCTTCTTCACTCATGCTATTTAATTCAGCTTGTATATCGTCATCTGACATCATTTTAAATCCCCTAACTCTAATGTTTCCATAAAGGCGTTTATACGATTTAATTCAACCTGTAAACACCACAATTCATATTCTTCTTGATTGATTTGTGCATCTTCTTCATTTTGAAAGTCATCTGGTATGTAAGCATCATTAGCCATGTTATTTACTCCTTATGTCTATTAAAACAATCACAGTCACAATACCTGCAAAAAATCCAATAATTAGTAGTTCCATGATTAGCCTTCCATTGCTTGTTTAACAAGCCAAGCTGCGTGTCTATTAGTGTCTTGAAATTTCTCGGCCCATTTAGCTACACGTGTTATTTCAGCATCATATAAATCTTTAATGCGACCTAGCTTGTCATCTTCTACATCAAATAGAATTCTGTGGACTTCATCAGATAACAGCTCTGTTTCGTCTATGTAGTCTGAAAGTCTAAGCACATTGAAAGTTAAGAATTGTTCAACAACTTCTTGAAGGTCTTTTGGATTGTTTTCTTCAGGCCAGTCTGGGTCGTTAATGTTGCCAGTTAGTGGGAATGTAGTCATTTAAATCTCCTGTTATTAAGTTAATTGCTGTACGACAAGTGTTAATATACTCCCATTAAAACTTAATGCAAGCATTATTTAAAATATATTTATATTTATTTAAATTGTATTATAATGGCAACAAAGGAGAACGACATGGAATCAAACTTAGAATATGTACAACGCAGGTTATTAGAGCCATCAGTTAATATAGCTGGCCTAAGTAAAGAGTTGGGGATCAGTAGATTTATATTAGATAAACTAGCACATGGTGGTGAGGTCAGGTTTAGCCTGGTGGAAACTATATATAAACACTTTAAGAATAATGCAGAATGAAATACGGATCAGTCTGTAGTGGCATAGAAGCTGCAACTCATGCTTGGCATCCATTAGGTTGGGAAGCCTCATTCTTTAGCGAAATTGAGAAGTTTCCTAGACAAGTGCTTGCCCATCATTATCCAAATACACCATTACATGGTGATTTTACTACTATAAAGAAAGGCGATTATGACCCAATTGAACTTTTGGTCGGAGGAACTCCCTGTCAATCATTCTCAGTTGCAGGACTTAGAGCTGGCCTTAATGACCCACGAGGAAACCTTATGCTTGAATTTGGCGCACTTGCTAAAAGGTTACAGCCAAAATGGATTGTTTGGGAAAATGTACCAGGCGTCTTATCATCTAACAGCGGAAAAGATTTTGGAAGCTTCCTCGCTATGTTGGGGGAACTCGGGTATGGGTTCGCTTACAGAATTCTTGACGCTCAAAACTTCGGAGTCCCACAGAGGCGCAGAAGAGTGTTCGTTGTCGGATGTCTTGGTGACTGGAGAAGTTCCGCAGCGGTACTTTTTGAGTCAGAAAGCTTGCAAAGGATTGCTGTTACGTGCAGAAAGAAGGGGGAAGGCACTCCCGGCTATGTTGAAAGCAGTTTTGGACAATACCGTGAGGATAGTATCGCAGGAACAACAAAAGCAAGCGGAGGAGTTCTTGGGGGGGGTAGTGAAACATTTATAACTCAATCAGTTGCTTATAACATAACTTTTTGTGATGCAAATGGAACACGTAAAGACAGGGTTAATGGTGGTTTATATGTTAATGAAACCGATATATCTAATACTATAACTAGCGCAGGTGTTGGAACTAATGTAGCCCATGTATTTAAAGTACGTGGCGGTTGTGAAGGTGGTGGTAAAGGTTATCTAGGTTCAGATGAACAAGCCTTTACGTTATCAACAGGCGCAGACCAACAACTATTTCACAAGATGCAAGTAAGACGATTAATGCCTATTGAGTGCGAACGCTTACAAGGCTTTAGAGATGACTTTACCAACATACCAGGTGCAAGTGATTCAACCAGATACAAAGCATTAGGAAACTCAATGGCCGTACCTGTAATGAAGTGGATAGGGGAACGCATTAATTTAGTTGAATCACTACAAAAAGAATTAGCACTCTAGTAAATTATCGGGTACATTAGCTTAAATCATGTAGAGGCATGACTAATTAGAAGCCATTAGCTTCGGTTCTTTAGGGTTAAATGCCCACTTGCCTCTACAAGTAAGAATCGGAACTAATGGCTTTTTTCATTGGTACGTTACAATAAAGTTGCGGGTAGCCTACGTGGTGCATATTGTAGAAAGGCCTCAAGCAGAACTCATGGGGCAAACGTGTGAGCGAAATAACTAGAGCGTGAGTGGGCTGAGTATCATCAGTTTAAGTCTGGTTAAGTTACAACCGATACAGGATTGTAATACCTATTGCCGATACATGGCTCTGATGGTTATGCTTAGGTAAAGACATTGTCTGTAGTGGGCGTAGCTTTACCTAAACCTCCACATTCACCAATGGTTATATATACAGTAATAAGGTTTTAAGGGTTTAAGAGTTATTGTTAATAAGAACTTAACTGGTGCAGTCAAAGGATAAACAATGAGTGAGATGACTTGTAATGATTTTATTAAGTCTATGAAAGCTGCTGGATTTGATTTTACTTATAGAGCTACAGATGGAACACGTACTTTTACTGGTGAAGTTAAACAAGATAAAACTACTGTAGTTAAAATTACGCCAGTTAGTGAAAGTCGGCAACGTATTAAGGATATGTTTAAACAATGATCTGGGTAGTTGTGGATAAGTATTGTGATAAGTCAGATAATTTTCTTATAGCTACTTACTTTACGCCTAATGGTGAACGATTTGGTTTAAGTCACCATAACAAAAACTTTGGTTACTTTGATACTAAGAATAAAGCTAAAGTTAAAGCTAAGGAAATCAATAATGAGCGACTTTGATAAGTTTATAAGTAATCTTGATAAAAGTCATGATGCTGTATGGCAAGTAGCTAGGTGGTTAGTTAGTCGGGGTAATAAGGTTACAGTCAATACTACTTCTAAAGCCAGTTCTTCAGATGAATTGCAATATTATACTGATGAAGGCGATCTTTATATTAATCAAAGAATAGAAGTTAAAGGTTTAGGTGCTGATTTTACGTGTGCTGAAGATTGGCCTTTTAAAGATAACTTTATGGTGTGTGCTAAAAAATCATATGATAGGTCTAATCCAAAACCTTACAGTTATATATATTTAAACAAAGCTAGAACACACATAGCTATTTTAGATACTAAAACATATAAACAATGGGTAGTTAAAAACTTTAAAGATAAGCGTTATGAAAATATGGTCCAAGACTTTTATGTATGCCCAACATCATTGCTAAAGTTTATGGAATATAAATTATGATTAGTAGTTTTAGTCTGTCAAAAAGTAATTTACCTTATTTAATTGCAAAACTACAAGCCTTAGACTTATCTTTAGGTTATGTAGTGTCAGCTAAAATAAGAACAACATCACGATCAATAGAGCAGAACTCAAGACTATGGAAGCTGTATAATGCTTTAGGTATGTATATTGGTGAACATCAGGACAAGGTACATGAGTTGATGGGATTTAAGTTCTTACGATACCAAGATAAAATTGGTGGTGAATCAGTTGAACTAATTAAGAGTACAACAAAGTTATCCACAAAAGAGATGGGGATTTACCAAGACCAGATAGAAGAATGGGGAAGCCAAATAGGTTTTTACTTTGATGATAACTAAGCCTATTAAAGACAAGACCTGTAAAATATGTAAAGTAAAGTTTACACCAACTAGACCATTACAGTCAGTCTGTAGTCCAAACTGTGCTTATACCCATGCTAAAGCTGTCAGAGTAAAGACAGAACGCAAAGAAACAAGGGAAGCTAAGGTTAGGCTCAAGTCTAAATCAGAATGGCTTAAAGAAGCTCAAACAGTATTTAATCAGTTTATTAGACTAAGGGATAAAGACTTACCTTGTATCAGTTGCCAACGATTTCATACTGGTCAATACCATGCAGGACATTACCTAACAACTGGCGCACATCCTGAATTAAGGTTTGATGAGATTAACGTACATAAACAATGTAGTGCCTGTAACAATTATTTAAGTGGGAATATAGTGGAATATAGAATTAACCTTATAATCAAGATTGGTATAGATGCAGTCAATTACTTAGAAGGCAAGCATGAGCCAAAGCGTTACACGATTGAAGACATAAAGACTTTAAAGGCTATCTACAAAGAAAAAGTAAAAACATTGACAACTAATATTATTTGATATAATGTCAATTACAAATACATAGTAGGAGCATCAAATGCCTTACAATTTAGCTCAACATAGATTATTTGAAGCAGCAGCTCACTCACCAGAGGTTGCTAAACGCACAGGTATTCCTATGGAACAAGCAAAGAAAATGGCCCATGAAGGCGTTAAATCTAAACCACAAAAACTAGCACACGCATTAATGATGAAATAAACTTTATAGGACATTAGACCACTCTGATGTATATATATGACAACAAAAGCTGTAAAAGATAAGACGCTGAATAAAAACGACAATCTAGGCATTTCCTATGGGGATAAGCGTAGGCAAGAGAAACAGGAAGCTTTAAGAGAGTTTCTTGAAGGCCAAAAGTACATTGAAGCGATACATAGAACACTAGATTCAGTCATATTGAATGATGAATTACAAGTAATAAAGTTTAAGACTGAAACAAGGTTAAGGTTACTTAATAAAGTATTGCCTGATCTTAAAGCAATAGAACAAACAACAGAACTAAGCGGTAATGTAAGAACATATAGTTGGGTAGATGCTGTAGGTGTAGTGTGATCCAAATAGGATACGCACCAAGAAAAGCATTTGTACCTTTACATGATTCTTCTAAACGCTGGTCGTGTATTGTGGCCCATAGGCGTGCTGGAAAAACAGTAGCTTGTGTTAATCATCTTATAAGAGATGCGTTAAGAACTGACAGAGTAGACTTTAGAGGTGCTTACATTGCTCCCTTCTATCGTCAAGCCAAGTCAGTAGCATGGGATTACTTTAAACAGTTTACAAGAGTAATAGAAGGCGTATCAGTAAACGAATCAGAGTTACGTATAGACTTTATGAATGGTGCAAGAATTCAACTGTTTGGTGCTGATAATGCTGATGCCTTACGTGGTATGTTCTTTGATGCTGTAATATGTGATGAGTATGGTGATTGGAAGCCTGGTGTATGGAATTACATCTTACGACCAGCACTAGCGGATAGACAGGGTAAAGCTATTATCATTGGTACGCCTAAAGGCCGTAACCAGTTCTGGGAAGTGTATAACAGGGCTGAGCATAGTGATGATTGGTTAGCATTAAAGATAACAGCTAGTGAATCTGGTATATTGCCTCAATCAGAGTTTAATGCTTTGAAGGCTGAACTGTCTGAAGATTCATGGCGTCAAGAAATGGAATGTGATTTTGATGCAGCGATACCTGGTGCTATTTGGGGTAGGGAACTGTATCAAGCAGAAATTGATGGTAGGATTACCGGTGTAGAGTATGATAGATACGTGCCAGTGCATACAGCATGGGATCTTGGTTATTCTGATGATACTGCCATCTTTTTTTATCAGGTTGTGCATGGTGAAGTCCATGTAATAGATTATTATGCTGCTAGTGGTAAATCAATTGAGCATTACGCTGCGCATGTATTAAGTAAGCCGTATAAATTTGGTACACACTTTCTACCGCATGATGCTAGAGCTAAGACATTAGCAAGTGGTGGTAAGTCAGTAATAGAGATGTTAGCTGAACACTTAGGTATAAAGAACATGGCGATTACGCCTAGTCTTTCAATGCAAGATGGTATTCAAGCTGCTAGACAGATGATGCCTAGAGTATGGTTTGATCGTGAGAGATGCTCTGAAGGCTTAGAAGCATTGAAACAGTATCAACGTGAATGGGATGACGACAAAAAGCATTTTAAAGATAAGCCATTACATAATTGGACATCTCATGCTTCAGATAGTTTTAGATACTTGGCGATTAACTGGCGTGAAGAAGCTAGGCCAGAGTTAGCAAAAGAAATACCAATTACAGGGCTTCGGATTGGTGAAACAGAGGTTACACTAAACGAGTTGTGGACTAATAAGACAACTAAATCACAGGGAAGGATTTAATATGGGCAATCAAGTAATCACAGGTGGCTATAAAGTTATATCAGCTACTGGCAACGTAACACCAATCATTGGGGATTTAGTAGGTATCTTTGTTAGTGCAGCTTCAAGTACTCCAACTATTACTATCTACGATTCAGCTACTACGACTACTACTTTACCAATTGCTACAGTATTTACACCAGTAGCAGGTACTTTCTACAATATTCCAGTTAGCTACACAACAGGGTTATATATTGTAATCGGTGGTACAGTCTCAGCTACAGTTATCTTTGCATAATTATCATGGCTGAAACTCAAAAGAAGTACGACACACAAAATTATCTTAATATGATGACTACCTATGATCGTGAGTTTAAACGATGGGAAGGTCGGTCAGAAAAGATTATCAAGCGTTATCGTGATGACAGAACACAAACTACATCGCAATCACACTACAACATTTTGTGGGCTAACGTACAGACATTGAAAGCAGCCACATTTTCACGTATGCCTAAGCCTGATGTATCACGCAGGTTCAAGGATAACGATCCAGTAGCACGTGTAGCATCATTACTAATAGAACGTGCATTAGACTTTGAGATTACTCATTCTAATGACTTTCACTCTACCTTAACTGCTGCGGTTTATGATCGCTTCTTAGGTGGTCGTGGTGTGGCATGGGTACGTTATGAGCCAGTTATTGAAACAGAATCATCTGAAGGCATGGAATCTATCTCAGAAGATGATTTAGAATCAGAAACAGAAGAAGAATATATTAAAACAGAATCAACTCCTGTGGACTATGTGCATTGGAAAGACTTTGGTCATGAAGTAGCAAGACAATGGGATGAAGTAACTTGCGTATGGCGTAAAGTCTATATGACACGTGGTATGTTGCGTGATCGCTTTCCAGAAGAAAAGTTTGGTGACTTGGCTGACAGAATTCCGTTAGATAGTTCGCCTGATGACCAAAAGATGAAACAGACTGAAGGTGTAGGTAAACGTGCCTTAATCGTAGAGCTGTGGGATAAAGAATCTAAAAAAGTTTGTTGGATTAGTATGTCACTAGGGAAAACCTTAGATGAGGTAGATGATCCATTAGAGCTAGAAGATTTTTGGCCGTGTCCTAAACCGCTATACGCTACGATTACTAATGAATCTTTAGTGCCTGTACCTGATTACACGTTATATCAAGACCAAGCTAATGAGTTAGATGTGCTTGCAGACCGCATTAAGGGGCTGATAGACGCATTAAAAGTACGTGGTGTATATGATGCCTCAACTCCTGAGTTAGCTCGCCTATTTACAGAGGGCGATAACAACTCATTAATACCTATTAAGAACTTCTCAGCCTTTGCAGAAAAATCAGGCTTACGTGGTTCAATTGATATTGTAGATATAACTCCAATAGCTAATGCGTTAAACAACGCTTATCAAGCTATGGGACAAGTCAAACAACAGATTTATGATATTACAGGCATATCCGACATTATTCGTGGTGCTAGTAATGCTAATGAAACTGCAACGGCCCAACAGATTAAAGGTCAGTACGCTACACTCCGTCTTAAAGTATTCCAAGATGATGTGGCTATGTTTGCTAGTGAGATATTGAAGATTAAAGCGCAGATTATCTGCCAACACTTTCAACCAGAAACTATCCTTAAAATTGGTGGTGCTGAGAACTTATCTGATACAGACAAACAGATGATTCCACAAGCATTAGAGTTGATTAAGAACAATGCTACACGTACATTCCGTATTGAAGTGGCTACAGATTCAATGTTATATGCTGATGAGCAACAAGAGAAGGCAGATCGCATTGAGTTTATGACTGCTACTAGCGGATTTGTTGAGAAAGCTGTGCAAGCTGCTCAAGTTGCGCCTCAATTAGTACCTTTAATGATGGATTTGCTTAAATTCGGTGTAACTGGCTTTAGAGTAGGTCGCACATTGGAAGGTGAGTTTGATAACTTAGCTGACCAAATGAAACAAGCACAAGCTAAAAAAGATGCAACACCTCCACAGCCACCTCAACCAACACCTGAAATGATTAAAGCACAAGCTGAACAACAAAAAGCTCAGATGGATGCTCAAATGAAGCAAATGGAGATGCAAGCTGAAGCACAACGTGAAGCCCAACGCTTAGAGTATGATAAGTGGAAAACTGAGATGGACAATCAGACTAAGGTTCTTATTGCTGAAATGTCATCTAAGACTGACTTACATCTTAAATCATTAGATATTAACGCTGCTAAAGACCAAGAAACGCTAACAGATATTTCAACGGGTGGTATTGAGCAACCTACTTCAGCTTTAAGTGGATTAGTTGATTCAATTAACCAAAACATGGGTATGATGATAGCTACACAACAACAACACAATCAAGACTTGATGTTGCAACAACAAATGTCACATCAAAACTTAGTGCAACAGCTTACTAAGCCTCGTCAAGTTATTAGAGATCAAAACGGCAAAATTTCTGGAGTAGCATAATGGCATTAGTGCTTGCTGACAGAGTATTAGAAACAACCCCAGTAACAGGTACAGGTGACGCTAATCTTAGTGGCGCACAAGCTAACTATCAGCCATTTAGTGTTATTGGTGATGGTTCTACTACTTATTACACAATTGTAG